TTTTCTTGGTTTTCCAAGAGGACTGAGGTAACCGCTTTTCTATAGGTATCCTTAATAGGATCGAGCTCAGAGTGCTCAAGAATAGGGTTCCACTTCTCTTGGAGTGATTCTGCGTTAAACATTTTAGTTAACTAACTCCGAATTGTTTTTGAATGTGGATTATTTTTTTGCCCATCTAGCAATAGCCTGTGAATATGCATCCATAGAACTACCTGCTTCAGGAGCGTTTTCTACTTGGACATCCTCAGTGACCGTAGTCTTCTCAGGCTTCGTAGAAAAGTATGATTCACGTAAAGTAGAAACCTTTGCTTTAAAGGATTCTTCATTTTCAAACTCAACAGCTTCTGCGAGAGAAATAAGTTTCTCTTTCTGCGAGAGACTTAAGCCCTCAGCAATCTCTGTCACAATCCCATTCTTAATATAGCCGCCAACTTGCTTAGACAAGCCAACGTTTTCTTCAATTGATTCGTTGAGTTTAGACTCCATAGTATTGAGTTGCTCTTGTAGACCATCTACAAGGTCAACTTTCTCGTCGGGAAGATCAATATGATTCTCGACAAAAACTTGTTTAAGACCGACTAGTACTTGCTCTCCCATCTCTGCCTTAATACCGCTTTCAATCTGGAGAGAATTCTTCTTCATCCAGGCTTCAACAGCATAAGAAAGATAGTCATCTACTTTCTCAGCAAGCTCTGTTTTAACAGTCTCGATTTCTTTGTCTAGTGCCTTTGCATAGTCCTCATGCATACGCTCTAGTTCTTCGTTTAGCTTAGAAACGACAGCGGCTTCAAAGATAGTCTTTGCTTTCTCTTTGAATTCCTCACTTAGGTCTTCACCTTCAGTAAGTGCTGCAACATCAGCAGATAGATCTACTTCAATTACGCTTTCCTCAGCAGGGGTTTCAGCAATCACGTCGCCTTCGGGCTCGTGTCCTGCTTTTACGTCACCCTTGTCACTAAATGTTGCCGTCTGTGCTGAAGCATCAGATGGTTTAGTGGTAGGTGATTGTGCGTTTCCGCCAGCGATAGTCTTGTACTTGTTACTATCGTCATCTGGTTTTGAATTAAAAGGTGTAGGTCCACCTAAATCTTGTACACCACCGAGACTGCTACCATCACCCTGAAGTTTTCCTTGGGGTTCAGCTGGTTTAGCTCCTGCGGTTACACTTGATTCATCCAGAGTTTTAGTATTCTCTTCTGACATTGTAGTCTCCGTTGCGACAAATTGCGATTGCTTTTATTATTTAGACAACCAGGTAATTACAATTGCTGTAAATACTGGTTAAATGCGGAAAGTTTTACCTCTTCCATCTGATTTAGTGCAGCATTTTTAATTCTTTTTTGAATTTGCTCCACTGTTTGCTCCTGAATTGACCCATTATTGCAGATCCATTCCTTTCCTTCCATGATTCCATTGACGAAAGCATCGGGTGCGGAAGGGTCTGCCACTATATCAGCAGCAGTTGCGAGCATAAAGTCATCCATGACAACTTTAACACCGTCTCTTTCTCTTATGGTACCAAGTCCACGGGATGAAACTCCCAACTTGACACCCTCATCAATGAGGTTCTTGGCAATGTTACCCATTGGTGTGTCCAATAGTCTTGCCTTGCCAACATAGTTATTACCTTCCTGTTTAAGGGAAGTAATGAGATGTGACACTCTATCTAGGTTGATAGTAGGACCATCTGGATGACCCAACTCTCCTAGTGCACGTCCCTTCTCAATATACTTTTGATTGTAACTTGCGGCTTCTCTTTGTAAGGTCGCTAATGGATACATCCGACCATTACGGTTCTTGATTTCACCTTGCAAGAATACACCTTCGATAAAATGGTTTTTCTTACCATTCTTACCTTCAGTGATTAATACTTTGGCTTCTTCAATCTCTTCCCTGATCAGTTTCATCAGTAGGTTCCTCGGTTTTAGTTTCAGTTTCAGCTGAGGCTTCAGGTTCAGCATCCGCAGGTTGCTCGGTGTTTTCAGGACCGTCTTCCTGTGGTTTAAATAAATGCTTTCCTATCTCCACCTTCTTTGCGTCAATGGCTTCAACGCTTTTCGCATTCATACCTTGAACAACATAATCGGACAGATCTTTCTGTCCTGCAAAAAGAGCATTTACAATATCTCTTGCAACATCAGTAGGCATAATTATCCATTAAATATAATACTATTTAGATATCTCCTTTTTTGTAGTCCGCAGGACTAATACCTGCTTCCGCAGGATCAGGCTCTGGAGGCATCAAAGACATCTCCATTTGAGCAAGTTCTAGCTTCTGCATCTCTACAGGATCAACTAGTTTACCCTCTGCAATCTCAGTGTCCATCTGGGATTGTATCTCATTGAACTCTTCGTCTGTCTGACGTAATATCTGACGACGCATATACTCTAATGAGAAGTATTTACCAGAGAAAGGATCCATCTGAGCAACAAGAGCCATGCGCTCATTCATTATCTCTTGCTCTTTTAACTCAGCAAAGTAGTTATCAGCAACGAAATCATACTGGATATGTTCCTTTGCGTCATCCCACTCCTCTAAAGTTAGGACACCCTTGAGTACCAATTGTGTCTTGAGAAGATCGTTGAATAAATCAGAGAATCTCTTACGCAGTCTAGCGATAAACTTCTGGAATTTAACTTCATCACGTGTGATCTCAGCAGATCTACCAACGTTGAATGATGAATCTGATTCCAACCTTGACTCAGGTACGTTTAAAGCACGGTAAAGTTTCTTCTGGAAGTACTTAATGTCTTCCAACTCACCAAGATTCTGTCCACCAGGTAGAGTAGATATCTCAGTACCTCTACCACCCTCACGTCTAGGAAGCCAGAAGTCTTCTAGCATAGACATGAATTTCTTATCGTCTCTTATCTCACCAGTGTCAGCGTTATATACTAACTTATTCCTATAGCGAGACATGACCTCTTTAAGGTACTGCTCTGCTTTCTGCTTAGGTAAGTTACCTACATCAATGTAGAATATTCTACGCTCTGGTGCACGAGACATGCGGTAAATAACCAGAGAATCTTCGATCATTCTCAACTGGTTAGTTGCCTTAATTGCTTTGTGCAAATGTGACAGCACATAGTTGCGCTGCATATCTAATTGCCCTGAGTGAGCAAAACAGATAGCATCATTTGCTATTTTAATTCCTCTATTCTCATACCCACGTAACCCCTTGGGTGAATAAATGTAATACTCTACACTCTTAGGGACTAAGGTATTAACTTCTGGATCAGCAGGTGATATTCTATCCTTTGGCTTATCATATTCGATAACCTTTCTAATCTTTCTAGGATCAATATACCTTAACTCTGTCAATCCCTCTTGAGGATTTTCAGGGTCGATCATCTTATGATAAAAAAGTCTCCCGTCGATGTACCACCTACGGAAGATATCATATGCTTTACGATCAAAGTCTAATAAAGATAATACGTTATTAAATTCTTCTCTAATTCTTTTCTTTACACTCTCAGATACCTTAAGGTTTGAGAGTTCCACATCTACAGGATGATCATCTAAGTCACCTGCGATTGCTTCTGCTGTTATATCTCCAATTGCCTGATCAACTTCAGGGTGCAAGGACATCTCACGATATCTACCGATAAGATCTACATCGCTCGATTTGTTGGCGGCATCACCAAGGTCAACGTATTGACCGAAGTAACCACCTGCCACAATGGGTTGGGCTGCGTCATCCGAATCCTTCGTAACAAAAGAAGGGCCTACTCCTTTGAGACCCTTCTTCTTACGATCAATTGAATAACCAAATAGTTGTGACATTTAGTCGTCCTTCCTTTTCATTATAAAGTATTTAGCTTAACCGCCAATCAATGATACTGCGTTACCAGCGTTATTGTCATTAGCGTATGTCCAGTACTGAACCTGGAACTCAACGGTGTACTCTTCTGGAGTGTCGTTGCTGTCCCATGCTAGATCAATAGCGGAGATGGTTGAGGGCCAGATACCTACAAACTTGTAAGATCTAACTACACTACCTTGTCTATCGTATTGTCTTACCATAGCATCAGATTGATACTCTGCAATAACACGGGGCTCTTGTAAATTCTGGTGAAGTGCCTGAATTTTTGTAGACCATTCTTCAAACTTGGAGCGAAGAGCGAATCCTTTGTCGTTAAGAACTGTAATAGTCCATGGCTCGAAGGTTCTGTCTCCAGCAATCTTAAGTGTCCTACCACGGTAAGGTACTTCGATTACTCCAACTGTAGAAGCTGGTATGTTTGCTGCTTTAACTAGGAAAGTAGCAAGTGATCCAGAGGATGCGCCTGATCCAGCACGGGATTGTCCCGCACTTTCTTCACCACGCTGCTCTTGGGAACCTGGGGTAGCACCTGATTGAGGTGTACCATTGTCTACAATCTGAGGGAATCCCACTTCAACCTGAAACAGGTTAGGACGGGCTAAGTCACCTATTCTATTTCTAAAGTCTAGAATTGGTGCATTAATTTGTTTTCCTTCTGACTGACCAGGATATGTTTGGCTGTCGAATGCTGACATTTTATGTGTCTCCTATTAGAGGTTGAGCACGATGATGTTATCTTAGCCGTGCCACGAGTTTACTTTATTACGAAACTAGCTCAGAGAAGCTTGCGCCTGTTCTGGTTGCAGTGAAGGTCAATGTGATGAAGTTGATAGATCTTGTGGGTTTCACGAAGATTTCAGCGTAGAATTCACCACGGTCAATCGACTCAGCAGGGTTGTTGGTGCCGTCGCAAACTACGAGGAAGTCAACAATACCACGTCGTGATTGGACACTGCGTAGGTAAGGCTCAACAATGTTCTTAAATTGCTGGCGAGTGAACTCGTCATTCAACTCAAATAGTTGGGTCTTAGCAGCCTCACTGATTGCTTCTTCCATGACTAGGAATAAACGTCTTACGTTAATTCTGTCGAAGGCAGAAACATAGGATAGTGCGGTCTTATCTCCGAAGAGGATGATGCCCTGTCCAGGGAAGGCTACAATTGGGTTTACACGTGAAGCGTAAAGTGTATCTCTGTGATCCTTAAGAGGTGAGTAAGCAAGTTTAATTGCGTTACGAAGTTGTCCTCTGTTGAAACCAGCAGGTGAATACCAAGGCTCTTGTGCAAGAGTAGTGCTTAGTACCAGTCCAGCAACGTCAGCATTACATGGAATGTAACGATACTTGTCACTGTACTTATCATATATGTATTTGTAGTTATTGTCAAATACAGCGTATGATGTGCTTGATAATTGATCGAAGTAGTTAACAGTCCTTGCAACAATAGTTGAAGTCTTTGCCTGACCAATTACATCTCCACGATAAGGTGAGATGAATGCGATACAATCCTTACGTGAGGCAGCAATAGAAATTACATGCTGTGCCTTAGCAATTGTATCATCGATACCACTCATGGATGGTCCCATCAAGAGGTAATCAATATCTACAGTCTCAGCATCTGAGAAGAGATCGTATGCACCAAGAATGTCAGGACGTGCAATGGTATAACCATCTACACCACCTTGTAATGAGTAACGTAGTGTTGCTCTATTCTTTGTGCCGAGTAGAGGTACCGCTAGTGGGTTAGTACCAGTTGGATCATCTAGGTTGTTAAGAGCATTTGATGCCTTGATAAGGTCAAACTCTCTGTTAACACCTGATACACCGATGACACCAGATGCACTGGTATTCTTGTCATAGATGTTAGCGGTCTCATGAGATCCCCAGTAGAGATACTCAGAATAATTTTTAATTACATCCTTGTAATAGATGTTATCACCTTGAGGTGACTTAGCATCATTTGCTTTAGAAACATTAAGGTGCTTCTCAAGGACTGCGCCAGGTACTCCAGTAATCTTACCGTCACCATCAACAATCAGGATGTGCATTAGGTCATTGTGACCTCCACGATCTGCAACCCATGCGGAAGTTGTAGGTCTTGCAGCAACGTTGATCCACTTTGCATTCTCTCCATAGAGACGTGACTCATAGTCAGATTCTACGTTAGCAAGAGAAACAGTAGCAGCGTTTGCGTCTGTTACATTCTGGTTTGCTTGGAAGTTTGGTGATCCTTGATTCAATGCAACACGTAATTCACGGTTGATTGATTCGATCTCTCCAGTGTCACCAGTAGCAGAGCCAGGAGTGTTAGAGTTGTTTGCTAGCTCAGAGATAACGTCTCCAACTTCAAGGAAGTCAGATGATGTACCATCAATAGTAATCTCTACCTTACGATTAACTTTATCGTATGCAACAACACGACCTGTAACACCACCACTAACAGCAGTGATATAGTTGTCTTTCTCAAAGAGTCCAACTAGGTTAGCATTGTCCTTATAGGTAACGATAACACTGTAGTCATATACACGACCATAGATGTTAGCATTAGAGAAGGAAACCTCTGCGTTGTTTGTGAATTCCCACTCAGCAGCAGTTGGTTGAGCAAGATATAATACTTGGTCAGCACCAGCGTCTGTCATGATAACACGTAAAGAGTTACCGTGGACACCAGCAGTCTTACCTGCCCACTTCCAGTTGTTAGATGCAGTCTCTACATTTGCCTCATAAGTATCAAGGTTCTTGATAAGAGGAGCAGCAACACCAGTGGCAGTTGTTTCGTTGATCTCAGTCTTGTTAGTTGTAACTGTCTGCAAGTTAACAGCAGTGCTGTTAGCGTGTGAAGCAGCAGTTGTACCTAACTGAGCACGGACAACGGTTAGATCGTTACCAGCAATAGAAGATACCTGAAGAATCTCATCGTCAATTCTAATGTAGGAGTTTGTGCCAGCACCAAGAGCAGCAGCAGAAGCAACCGTTAGAGTTACGTCACTGTTACTATAAGTACCACTCTCTGCAATGGTTGATGATGTGCCAGCAGGCTCAATCAATGTGATTGAAGTAGCAGCAGCGTGAGATACAGCGGAAGTAGCAAGTTGTCCACGAGTAACTGTAACGTCGTTACCAGAAACAGCGGAGATTGTTACTAATTCAGCGTCGATTAGGAGGACATCACTAACGTCGAAGTCAGTAGATGATGCAACCGTTAAAACTGTGTCAGATGCACTAAAGGTTGATACAGTATACTGTGCAGTATCAATGGCATTCTTTAGCGAGTCATTCATCGCACGGACAATCTTTACTGTCCCTCCGTATAATAGGAATTGTGCGGTACTGAACCAATACTCGAAGTTATAGTCAGTAGGTTTGCCGAAGATTGAAAGTAATTCTTTTTCACTAGTTACACTAGTTACCTGCTCTACAGGTCCTTTTTCAAATGATCCAACGATAGCAGCAATATTATCTACTGTTGC